TACCACGGGCGGGATCACAGGCAAAGGGCAGTCCGCAAGGTTGAGGCCCGATCCCCGGCACCGCGCTCATGGTGTCGCAAGCAGCAACCGACCGACCGGCAGGAGCGCATGACCGGACGGGCCCAGAAGCGACCGACCGACCGACAGGGAAGGCGGCACGACTGCGGGCATAGGGACTGCCACGGCACACGCCGTGGGCAGTCGTCCTATGCCCTTCGCTCCCTCCCTCACTCCTGGGAAGGACAGAGAAGAGCAACGGTTGAACGAAGAGATACGCGCGAGGACGCGAGCGATGACTGAGACGACGACGAAAAAAAAGCGCGAGTGGGTGAAGGCAGACGGCACGCCGTTGCCGCCAGCGCCCGCGCGCAAGTCGCCCGCCGACCTCGGCCAGTCCGACCTCTTCGGTGCTGGTCCCAATGCCTCGACTTCGACCGGCGGGGGTAACCGTGCATGGGAGTTTTCAATTTTCGCGCCCGGCGGGGAGCTGGAAAACGCGGCCCCGGCAGAGCGAGCTATGCACTTCATGCATAGCCTCTGCATTCCCGAGGGGCCTAACGCTGGCAAGCCTGTGAACCTTGCCCCGTTCCAACGCCAGTTTATCCAAGGTGCGCTTGCCGAGCAGACGACCACCGCTGTTCTCAGCATCGCTCGCGGCAACGGCAAATCCGCGATCACGGCGGGGCTGGCGCTCGGCGGTCTGGTTGGGATCTGGGACCGTCAACCGCGACGCGAGATTGTGGCCGCGGCTCGGACCCGTGATCAAGGCCGGATCATCTGGGACTTCGTGGCCGGTTTCGCGGCTTCTCTGCCGCTCGAACTGCAACGCCGCTTGACCTATCGCCGCGCGCCACGGCTCGAAATCGAGTTTGAGGGCGACGGAGGCGGGCATGTGCTGCGAGTGATCGCGGCGGACGGCAAGTCAGCCCTGGGCGGCGCACCGACGATGGCGATCCTCGATGAGCGCGGTCACTGGGCACTGGATCGGGGCGACGAGCTGGAACACGCCATTTTTTCCGGCCTCGGGAAACGTGGCGGGCGCGGTGTCGTGATCAGCTCCTCGGCCCCTGACGACACACACCCCTTTTCGATAACTCTCGACCATCCGCAACAGGGCGTCTACGTGCAAGAGCATCGCCCGGCGCCGGGCTTGCCGGCCGATGACGCGGAAAGCCTGCTGATCGCGAACCCCGGCGCGGACTATGGAATCGGCGGATCGCTGGCGTGGCTGGAAGGACAGGCGAAGCGGGCTATAGCGCGCGGCGGATCGACCCTGACAGCCTTTCGGCTCTACAACCGCAACGAACGTGTGTCGGGCGAATGCCGCGATCTGCTGATCACGGTCGATGAATGGCTGGCCTGCGAGACTTCCGATCTGCCGCCGCGCCAGGGCGGCGTAGTGATCGGCATCGACCTGGGCGGATCGGCCTCGATGACGGCGGCGGCGTTCTATTGGCCGGAGACCGGGCGGCTCGAATGCCTGGGTACCTTCCCTTCCATGCCGTCGCTGCTGGATCGCGGCCAGTCGGACGGCGTGGCCGGGCGGTATGTCGAAATGCAGGATCGCGGAGAGCTGACCGTGCTGGGCGACAAGACGGTGCCGGTCGCGCCGTGGTTGGTCGAGGTGCTGCGCCACGTCGAAGGCGAGGCTGTGATCGCGATCACCATGGACCGCTACAAGCAGGCCGAGCTCTCCGAGGCACTGGCGCGTGCTGGCATTCGCGCACCGCTGGTGTGGCGCGGGCAAGGCTTCCGGGACGGCGGCGAAGACTGCGAACGTTTCCGGCGGGCCGCATTTGACGGGCTGGTGAAAGCGCGGCCTTCGCTGCTGCTACGCTCGGCATTCTCGGATGCGGTCTGCCTTCGTGACCCGGCCAACAATCTCAAACTCGCCAAGGCCCGCGCCACGGGCCGGATCGACGCCGCAGCGGCTTCGGTGCTCGCAGTCGCCCAAGGCGCGCGCGTGGCGGCTCAACCCAAGACGAAAGCGAGGATGACATGGTTCTGAACGCGGCAAGCCTTAACCGGCGTATTCAAATCCAGCGGGGGACGCCCATTGAGGACGGCTATGGAGGTCGGACTTACACCTGGAGCGACTTCGGCCCCGCGATCTTCGCCCGGCGCCGCGACGTGTCGGATCAGGAGCGCATGATCGCGGGCGCATGGGCCAGCAAACGTGTCACCCGCTTTGTCATCCGGGCCACGGCTTTCGGGCGCAGCATCGAACAGACCGACCGTATCGTGCACGAGGGCGTGGTCTTCGAGATCGACGGCATCAAGGAAGTGCCGGACACGCGTGGCTTTCTCGAAATCACCGCAGAGACGGATGGCATGTCATGAGCATCCGCAAGGAACACCAGCGGTATTCGCGCAAGGTGACCCGCTCCAAACGCTGGAAGGCGCTGCGGGCCGAGATCCTCGAACGCGACCGCTACCGCTGCAAATCCTGCGGCTGCGGCGGGCGGCTTGAGGTCGACCACATCAAGCCGGTCAGGACGCACCCCGAACTGTCCTATGCGCCCGGCAACCTTCAGGCGCTTTGCCCCGGCTGCCACGCCCGAAAAACCCGGATCGAGTGCGGGCATCCCCCGCCCCGAAAGGACCGCCAGGACTGGCGGCAAATGGTCGAGTCGCTTGAGCGGCCCGGCACCCCTGTTGAGCAGAAAGGATAGACCATGCTCGAGTCTGTGAAGATCGCCCGGCGCCAGTCGGAAATCCGCCAGAACCTTGCCGAACTGGCTGGCAAGCCCACCCCGACCGAGGACGAGGTGCGCAAGATGGATGAGCTGGACCGGGAATACCGCTCCAACGAAACCCGCTACCGCGCCGCCCTGATCGCGGAAGACACTGAACGCCGCGACGCTGGCACCGAACTGGAAACCCGTTCCACGCAGGAGTGGGCGGACCTCATGGCCGGTTTCCAGATGCGCCAGGTTGCGTTGGCGCTCGATGAAGGGCGGCCTCTGGACGGACAAACGGCCGAGATCGTGACGGAGCTGCGCAACGCAGGCGGTTGCCGGGGCATTCCCGTGCCGTGGCAGGCGCTGGAAGTCCGGGCCGGTGAGACCGTCGCCAGCGGCACCCCGAACCCGATCCAGACGCGCCCGATCATCGACCGGTTGTTTCCCGACAGCGTGGCGGCGCGCATGGGCGCGCAGATGATCAGCATCGCCGTCGGCGAGGTGGAATGGCCCGTGACGACTTCCAGCGTCTCGGCGGGCTGGGCAGACGGCGAGACCGCCAACGTGTCGGGGCCGAGTGTCTACGCCACGACTGACCGCCCCATGTCACCCGACCACAACCTCGGCATTCAGATGCGGATCACCCGCAAGTCGCTCAAGCAGTCAGGCGCCGCTCTGGAACAGTCAGTGCGCCGCGACATGAGCGGGGCCTTGGCATCGGCCATGGACGCCGCCGCGTTCCTCGGCACCGGGGCGAACGGTCAGCCGCTCGGCGTGATCGCGGGCGCGGCGACATACGGGATCACGGCGACGGCGGTTGATGACGTCGCCACCTGGTCGGCGTTCCGCTCCGGGGTGACGCGGTTCCTGACCGCCAATGCCGCAGGATCGCCCGGCGCGGTTCGGGCACTGATCCGCCCCGAGCTGTGGGATTACATGGATGGTGTCTACATCGACACCGGCACCGGGGTCACCGAATGGGACCGGCTGGTTAAGAACATCCCGGCCAGCAACATCGCCATGACGAACAACGCTCTTGCCGCCCCGACCGGGACGCCTGCAGCGTGTTCTTCCCTGCTGACCACCTCGGCGGGCGGCGTTGCCCCGTTCTTCATCGGCGCGTGGGGTGCGGTGGACATGATCCGCGACCCGTATTCCGACGCGCAGTCCGGGGGGCTTCGGATCACTGCACTGGCGACGATGGACGTGACCGTGGCGCGCCCGGTTCAGCTCGAACTGCTGACCGGCCTCGAACTGGCAGCGGGCGCGTAATGCTCTGGGGCGCTCATGGAGGCGGAATAGAGCTGCGTAGCGAGGGCGGGGAAACCCGCCTTCGGGCAACCTTCCCCTATGGCCGGGAAACCGTTCTGGCCGAACGCAGCGGGACAGGATGGGAGCGCCGCGAGGTGATCGCCGCCCGTGCCGTCG